CAAGACAGCCTCATAGGTATCCGCCATCAACGTGATAGAATCAGGCCCTTCATCAATCACGATATCAACGTCCAGAGAGCCAACCGCGTTCTGGATCGTCGGCTGCCTTGTTGCCGGATCAATGCCAAGACCGTTCACCCGAATGAACTGGGCCAAGTTGTCGTCGTCAGTGACCCTGATCCAGCGCTCAGCCGTCCAGTGCTGCTGGATTGCGTTCCAGACCGCCCGGTAAACCCTGACCTTCCAGCCCTTGAAGCCCTGAATATATGGGCCAAGCTCGGCAATCCCGGCCTGCTGCAATAACGAGATGGCGCGGCCAGATTGCTGATCGCTGCCCTGCCCCAGCAACTGCGGATTAGGGCCAAATTGGTCAATCTCGTTCTTTGAGTCCACCAGAAGCTTTGACCAGCCGGCAAAGTCAAACGATTGGTCATCCGCCTTGACCTCGCCGCCCGGATTGACAACCACAACACCGTCAGGCCGCGCCCATTCCTTGCGCACGCTTTCAACGTCCGTCACGGCACCGTTAGTCATGATCAACCGGCGGGACGCCAGGATGTGATTAAGTTTCGACTCCTTGAAGTTGATGCTGTCCTGCGAGGATTTCATATTACGGACAAACCCATAACGGTCGCCGTCATGATCCACGTTGCCCGAGTACATGATGTATCTGCACATGGTCCGCTTTTTCTCGTCCTTCAGGTAGGATTGACCTTCCATCAGAACAGCGGAGCCAGTGAATATCGCGTAGCACCATTCGCCACGGTGCCTGTACCAGATGTCAACCAATCTGATATGCTTCAGGTCAGTGTTAAACCATTTGTTTTCGTTATCCGGGTTGCTGGACAGGTCTTCACCGGATCGAATTGAGGCCTCTATTTCCTCCGAGTTGTCGGGGAACATGTCCTTGGCGATTTCGAGGTCAACCCACTTGCCGACACCCAGATAAGTGGCGTCCGAAAAGTCCTCGCGCTTGGATCGCGGATCGTAAAAGAAGCCCTCCGGATCGACGATATCAATCCCGATATCCATATCGTTCGGGTCGCTACGGTCACCCGGGACAAGCAACAGCTCGATCCCGCCGATACCTTCAATAGCACCGTCGCGAGCAATCTCAGCGCTCTTGGGCCTCCACTCCTGTTCATCAAGCGCATAGTGCAGAACAGCCGTCGCGATATCGGCGCCTTCGCTGTGTTGCGGCGTGCGCGGAAACGCCTTCGGCGCCTGCCTGAGCCGTTCCAGAAGACCGACAACGCCGTCAATCTTGCGGCCAATGCGGTTTAGCGTCGAAATCGGCTGCTTGCGCTTTTTCAGCACCTTGATCTGAGCCGCAGTCCACTGGGCGCCGTGATAATAGCGCCGCGCGTCCTTTTGCTCTTCGATCTCATCACGCTTTTGCGCCAGGTACTCAGTATAAGCCTTTTTGCAACGCTCAAGGCTCCAATAGTCGCTCGCCGTCTTTGTCTCAGCCGTCTTGGTTTCCGTTGGCGTGCTGGCTGTGTAGTCCATCAAGCTACCTTCCAGTCGCCGTCATCGCCATCGTCCTCACGGTCACTGTAGCCGCTCTGGTCTTCCTTAACCGGAGGCTTAGCTTTCGCCGTACCAGAAACCATGTGGTCAAGTAGCTGGCCAATAAGACCAAGCGCATCAACCTGGTCGTCATGCTTGCCAGCGGGAAAACTAAGAAGCTCCGAGCGCAACGCCGCAAACCATGGCGCATATTCAGAAACGTAAAGCCCCTCAAGGGCCATGCGGCCTCTGATTGACTGAGCGCGAACAGCCTTGTCACCGCGCGTCGGGAACGCCTCCCGAAATACGAAGGCTTGCCGCTCTCGCTGCCTGCGCTCCAGAAACGGGCCGACGCCCGCCTTGATCTGGCCCTGCTCTTCCGCCCAGCCGATTGGCTTCCATTGCTTGACAAGATCGCAGAACGCTTCAACCCACTGGTCCGATGTGGACTGCCTGCGCCACAGGTCCAGCAAATACATCCGGCCTTCAGGATCGAGCCCGACAACCGCGTGAACCGTGTAGTCCCCACCGTCCGCCGTGACCGCATAGTCAGAACCGCCGTAAACCCGCATTGTCTCTCGGGGCGGCAGTTTTGTGTAAGGCTTGAGCCATTCCGATTTGAAGTAATCGCCCTCTTCCGGCGCTGGACGCTGCTGGTAAAGCGCTGACCATGTGCGCGCTGGCGTCGTTCGTTTAAGCTCGGCCAGTTGATCGCCGTAGCCATAAACGCCATCAGCCCAGAGCCATTCCCCAGGCCGCCGCCCTAGCGGGTCATCGGCTTCAGCCTCCGCCGGCAACACAACACTGTGCCACTCGCTATGCTGTAGTGCCCGCCCGGCTAGATCGTTCTCATGCCAGCGGGTCTGGATCAGTAGCTCCCGAGCGCCCGGCACAAGGCGGGTGCGGAAGTCGTTGATGTACCATTCCCATATGCGGTCACGGATTAACTCACTGTCCGCGTCCTGCCTGGACCGGATAGGATCGTCGATAATCCCCATCTTGGCGCGGAAGCCTGCAATGCCGGTTCCTACGCCTGCCGCGTAATACTCAGCACCGCTTTGCAGCGCCCAGCGCCCAGCGGCCTGACTATCTTCGGCCAGAGCGGACCCGAGTATCAGCGAATGTTCGCTAACCAGATTGCGAACCCGCCGGCCCCACTTCTCTGCAAGTTCGGTCGTGTGAGACGCCGCTAGAACATTCTCGTTCGTCCCGGCCATGAGCCACGGCGGAAACAGGATGCTCGCATACGTGGACTTGGCGGAGCCCGGCGGCATGAATACCCCAAGCCTCGGGATATCCCCCCTGGCCAATGCCTCCAGATTTTCAATCAGTAGCTTGTGATGACGGGCAGGTTCAAAGCCGCAGTACCGGCACCAGTCAGTTAAGCTGCGCCGGATCGAGCGCCTCGTCAGCAACTCCTTCGCTGCGTCCGAGTGCGATATCGGCAAGTTCATCGTCTGTTAGCTCTTTCGCAGACGCCTGACGAACGGTCATGTCCATTGACTGAGCGGGCCTGCCTTCAAGGCGGTCTGCTACGAACTGCACGGCCCAAGATTCCCCAGCCTCGGCTAGATCGAGTGCCTTGGCCGCAATGCGCCTTAGCCTCTTATGGTCCGCACCAGCCGCAGCAATTTCCATGCGCAGGGCTTCTGTAAAAGGCTTGTCCTTGCCTTTGTTTGTGCCTGATCGGCCCTTAACGCCCGCCATTTTGAAAATTCCTAGCCCCTTGAATGTAAACTATGTTTTCAGGGGGCTTGAACCTCTTGATAAGCCGCCGTTCAAACGCGAGCGCTTCCCTCTCGTCATCAAACTCAGCTCTCACGCGAGAGCGCCCGTTCAAGCGGCGCGCGGAATTGAAATGGCGCCTTTCGCAGCCTTTGCCAACGTATAAAAGCCCGCCGTCGTCACCGTGGACCGAGTAAACGTAAAACCGTTTGTTAAGCGGAGCGAACTTAGCCGGATTGACTAAGGCTCCCAACCCACGGTTCATAACCTGCGTCGCGGCCGCCACTCTTGCCTCAGCCGGGGCTGACCGATCATTCATTATCTCGACAAGGATACGGATAGCATTATCGGTGTGCGACCTAGCCTTGGATCGGATATCTGCTGGAGTCTTAGCCATTTACTTCTCGTAAGGTGGGGCTCAACAGCGCCCGCCTTTTCCCTTGCCTTTGGATTTCTTGCTCATGGTGTTCCTCAAAGAAAAATGGGCCGTCTGTTCGGGTAGACGGCCCTAGTCGATGTTGGGAGAAACAGAGTGGACAGTGAGTGTGAAAAGCAAAAACGCGCCGTGAGGGCTCGGGACACCTCAGAGCGCGTTAGTGCATGGTGCCATCAGGAACTGATTTGCCCCCGGTCGTCAAGTCTTGGTCTGGGCATATCCTAAAAACACGGCCATTTTTTCTAAAGCGTCTCTAAATTCACGTCCGGTTTTTTCCCATCCCCATTTCGTAAATCTGCCCCGGCTTTCTGCCGCTTGGCGAATAGATACTCGGAAACCTAGAATTTCCAGTATCAGCCTTGAAGCCACAGGCCCGAGCAAGGCGCTTATGTCTGCCATCGACTTGAAAGCTTCAATCTGCCTGTCGCTGATTGGCTCGCGAAATGCCCCACCACCATCCACAGGCTCCTTAGTGGTATCAACCGCCTGCACGCCGCCAACCTCGGACATTTCGGCATATTCCTGCCATTTCCTGCCAGCCATAAACTGAGCATCATCAATCTGCCGACGCGACAGCATTCCAGCCAATGGGTCATCGCGTAGCGAACGCAGAACCGTCAACTTTTCACCAATTACCGAGTACGGGTCATCCACGACGACAGAAGCCACCACAGAATTAGTAGGCAGCTCTGTCGCGCGCCTATCGTATATTTTTTCAACCTGTAACCGCATATTGTTCCCCCATGAAACATTAGCCAGTAGCACCGTACTCAGGAACAAACACTCCAGTCTCCGCATCCACCTTGAAAAAACAACTACCTCGCTTCCCCGCGCCGATTTCACGGACCTTCGCGCTAATCACCTTGCACGAATTGAGAACTGGATCGCGAACCACGATCAACCCGTTGTCGCATTTGTTGTACCAATTCATCGAACCTTCGATGTCGGCCAAAGTCGGTATCTTGCCGTCAGAAACGCCAGCCTTCGTCGGGTGAGCAACCACAACAATTGTTACCCCGTATAGTCGGCAGAACTGCTTCAGCCACATCAGGCACATACCTATATAGTCGGTAAGCTGCATGTCTTTCGGCTTCGCGCGCTCGATTTCATTCCACGGGTCAAGCAGGATCAATTTTACGTCGTCCTCCTGCACGGCGACAGCCGCTTTATTCAGAATCCAATCAAGCGTCCTCGGCTCCTGGTCGTATTGCGTCAGCTCTGCCGATTGTAGGAAGCACTGGACATTCGAGAACCGATCCCACCCCGCGCCGTCTTCCTCGCCCCAAATCATGCTCAGTTTTTCGCGTATGAACATCTCGTTTTCTGGCACGTACAAAAACGATTTCATGCCGTGCTGCCGGGCAACGTTGCATACCAAATTCAACATCAGCGTCGATTTGCCGTGCCCAGGAATGCCGGTAACAACGACGAATTGACCGGGGTAGAATTTGAAAATTTCGTCGAATTCCCACCAGCCGGTTGATTTCGTGATCGAAGCCACGGACGCCCGCTGCGGGGCATCCGCGAGCGCGAAGTACCCCGGCAGATCGTGGCGAAACATCGGTTTTGTTTTGTCGAGCATCAGATAATTCCTGCCAATGGGTCAGAGATCGAATGGCGCTCTTGCGGCGGGCCCCTGATGATCCTGCCGATGTACTCGCGGGGGTTTTGCTTTGTCGCGGCCTGCTCGATCGCCGCGCGCGCCAGCGGGACAGAACCGCCTTTCGATTTGAGCAATTGCGATATTAAACTGCCCGTCTTCTGACCCATGACCTCCTTGCCACGCTCAAATAGCTCTGCCTCGGGAGTCCTCTTGGGCGGCTGAGACACTTCCGGCGCCTCGATCTCAGGAAAGAGGGCAACCGACGAATGCGCCTCGCTAGAGGCGGCATCTTTATCTCCCTCTTCTTCTCCTTCTGGGCTAGCAACTTGATAGCAACTTGCTAGCACGCTGCTAGCATCGTCTATTATCCAGTGAGAACAAAGACTTAAGCACTTTGCTAGCGTTGTGCTATCAATGCGCAAGCGGAATGCTAGCGTCTCTCTATCTGGCAGGACGCCGTCTGTTTCGGCGCAGAGCATCCAAAGAGAAATCAGGAATTTTGCGGCCATCGGATCAAGCGCAAACCATTCCTTATCATTGAGGAGGTCGCGGTAAAGCTTGATCCACGGCGGCGGCGCGCCGTTAGATTTTCCGCGTCCGGATTTGTAGTGCTGGAACTTATCCCAATTCTTGATTTTGGCTGTCATCAGGCAAACGTGTCTTGGCGGCTTCGATAACGCGGTTCACTACACGCCCCACCGGCTGCCAACTATCTTCTACGGCCGCCGGCTCTACTCGGACACAAACACCCTCTCCGTTCGTCACCCATCGAGCGGAAAGCATTTCGCAAAGGCTGTCGTCTTCCACGACGCCGTGCTTCACCAGAAGGTCATTAACCGCCTTGAAGGCGAAGTTATCGAGATCGCGGCGCCGGTTGTCTGGCCGCGTTGCCTGGATGGTGAGCCTGTAAGCACCACTGATTTTCTGTGGCCGTTGTTTCTTAAGCTCGATACCGGCCAGCAACTGCCAGTCCTCGTATCCCTTGGAGATACGCATGCCGGTTGGGGTCTTTTTCCAGATATGGTTCTGGGAAGGCGGAAACGGCAAATAAAATTCGGTCATGCCGCCACCCAGTTGGCTGCAAACCGAGCTCGCTCGTTGCTGCGCTTAGGCTTCACCCAGCAGACATTGTGACAATACTCGCAATAGCTGGAGCCTTCCATCGCCGGTTGCCCGCAGAACAGTATCGGCAAGTCATCGTTGCCGCCTTTCGGGTAGCGGCAAGTGTTCGGTTTTAAATCGAGTAGCGAGACGCCGATGAATTCAGGCGGGGTGATCTCCCCACCATCAAACTTAACGCGTGCCGTAATCCGAATACGCTGCGCTTTGGTGAGGTTTTTCTTTCTGGGTGGCTTCCCAGTGCGGGGGCCTTCGTGAACCCACTCTATGCCCTCCCTAGAGCGTTTCCCGATAATGGCGTTCCGAGTAAACCGGGACCCGGTGCGCTCGTTAATCTGATTGGCTATCCATGTATTCGAACCGATGGCCGCCAACTCCTTAAGGAGCCTCAGACGCTCTTCGGTCCAGTAGCCGTTAACTTGACTGCTCATTCCGGCGCTCCAGTAACGTTAAGCGGCTTGCTGTTGCTTTGATTTGCGGCGGGCGTTGACATAGGCGACTTTCGCGGCCCGCTTACAATCCGGGCATTTAGTGCGGGGGATGCCGCGCAAGCTTTGCTGACTTTCCTTCCCACAATCGACGCAAACGAAATTAGGGCGTGCCATATGATCCTCCGTGGTTATCTCAGTTTAACGAGCAGCGTATGAGCCATGCGGATTGACGATCTTGAAACCGCGAATAGAGCGGACGTGCTGGCGCGTTAAGCCGCCGCCTGAGTTGCCATCCTTCACCAGCCATTCGTTGCCTTCGATGTGGCTCATCAGGACGAACACATGGCCGGGACGCGCCGCGACCATTCCAGGGGCCGGTGACGTGCGCGGGAATTGAAGCCAATTCCTTGCGAGGTTGAGGTGCGGCTTGATCTTCCCGAACACCTCCAGCGAGGCGAAACATCCGCAATACTGGCGCGGGCACCAAGCCGGACGACCGCCGATGACAACAGCGTTACCGTTACCGTCAATTGACCGGCGCGCGTGCCGCGTCTGGACCTGCTTAGCACCCTTCCAGTCCGAGCAGCCCCGCTGATCGCAAGTGATCGGCGCGCTCTGCGCCATGTTGCAGGACGCCAAGACGATCAGGCCAACGCCTACGCCAGCGAACACGACTGGACGCAACGTATCCCAAGTTAGCGC